TGCCAGCTTACTGAAATTCAATCCATTGAAATTGAAAGGTTTCCATTGAAAAGCCGTTGAAAAGGAGGGCTTATGACGGATCCACTGTTTCTGTCTAAAAGCGCTTTCGCGGCTCGCATCGGCAGGACGCCGAGTTACATCACCTGGCTGAAAGGCAACAATCGCCTGGTCCTGTCGCCGGACGGCAAGATGGTCGACGTGTTGGCAACTGAAGCTCTGATCGTCGAAACCGCCGACCCCAGCAAGGCCGCCGTCGCTGCTCGACACCAGCAGGACCGGATCCAGCGTGACGTTTACAGCCAACTGTCCCCCCTGGTCGAGCCGACTAACACGGCTGCGCCGCAGCAGCCTATCGCTGTTGGCGCCAAGGGCCACGACTTCCAGAAGGCTCGCGCCATGCGCGAACACAACCTGGCGCAACTGGCCGAGATCGAGCTGCACAAGGCGCAGGGCTCGCTGGTTGCCAGGGATGCGGTGGAGCTGGGGGCCTATAACGCGGGGCGACATCTGCGTGACCAGTTGTTCGGCCTGCTCCCCCAGCTTTCCCACAAGGTGGCAGCCATGACCGATCCCTGGGACATCGAGAAACACCTGGCGGCGACACTTCGTAAATCACTGGAAGAGGCTGAGCGCATGTCCTCGTCCGACCTTGAACGAGCAATGACAACGAGCTGACCTATGACCACGGAATTTCCTGACGGTGACCGTGCGTACCGTGAGGCGTATTTCCGTGGGCTGCGACCCGACCCAGACCTCTGGATCGACGAGTGGGCCGACGAGTACATGCGCATCCCTCGCGATACCGGCGCGCCTGAGCCCGGCCAGTACCGCACGGATCGGACGCCGTAGGCTCGCGAACCCATGCGTTGCTTGTCACCGGCTCACCCGTGCCGGCGAGTTGTCACCATGGTGGCCTCGCAGTTGATGAAAACCCAGATCGCCTTGAACTGGATGGGCGGCCTGATCCACATGGCACCGTCCAACATCCTGGCGCTGTTGCCCAGTCTGAGCCTCTCCAAGCGGGTTTCCGGACGGATCAGTAAGACGATCAAGGCGACCCCGGAACTGGCGAAGCGAGTAGCGGCCAGCCGCTCGCGGGATGCCCGCAATACCATGGATACAAAGGAGTTTGAGGGCGGCGCCTTGTACGTCACCACGGCGGGTTCTGCTGCCAACCTATCCGAATTGTCGGCACGCTACATCTACGGCGATGAGGTCGACCGTTGGGAGAGTGACGTCGGCCAGGAGGGTGATCCCATCGTGCTGGCAGAGACGCGGGCGACCAACTTCGGGCGCAATGCCAAGATCTACTTTTCCAGCTCGCCGACGATCAAGGGCGCCTCGCGGATCGCGGACCTGTTCGAGTCCAGCGACCAGCGTTACTACTATGTGCCGTGCCCTTCATGCGGGCATATGCAGGTGCTGGAGTGGGAGCGGCTGCTCTATAGCAAGGACTACCGCACGGTTCACTACCAGTGCGCCGCGCCTGAATGTGATGTGCTGATTGAGGAGCATCACAAGACCGACATGCTCGCCCGTGGCGAGTGGCGTGCCCATGACAGCGGCGATGGCAAGACGGTGGGTTTCCACCTGAATGCGCTCTATTCGCCGATTGGTTGGAAGGACTGGGCCTCACTTGCCGAGGAGTTCGAAGACGCCAAGAAGGCCCAGGCCAAAGGCGACATGGGGTTGATGCAGGTGTTCTACAACACCCGTCTCGCCAAGGTATGGGACAGCGCGCAAGAGCAGACCAAGGCTGAGGTGTTGGTCGCTCGGGCACGGATGGAGACCTACACCCTCGGCAGCATGCCGGTGGGCGTGCTCATGCTGACCGGCGCCGTCGACGTGCAGGCCAACCGCCTGGAACTGATGGTAATGGGCTTCGGCGTCGGCATGGAACGTTGGGTTGTCGACCACCAGGTGATCTGGGGCGATCCTGCAGATGAGCGCACCTGGGCGGTGTTGGACGAAAAGCTCAAGGTTCGATACCGGCATCCATGCGGTGTCGGCTTGGCGATCCTGGCGACGGGCGTCGACTCCGGCGGTCACCACACCGACGAGGTGTACCAGTTCTGCCGTGTGCGGCGCTGGCGCAATATCTTCGCCATCAAGGGCGCGAGCAAGCCCGGCAAACCGGTGATTGCTCAGCGGCCGTCCATGGTCGATGTGACCTGGAAGGGGCAGACCGAACGCGGCGGCGCCGAGCTGTGGTTTGTTGGTACCGACACCGCGAAGGACTGGATCTACAACCGCTACGCCTTCGAGGACGGCCCTGGTTCGCTGCACTTTGCCAACGACCTGCCGGACGAGTTCTTCGCCCAGTGCGTGGCCGAGCGCAAGGTCGCCCGGTACGTCAAAGGCTACAAGCGTATCGAGTGGGTCAAGGGCAAGGCTGAGCGCAACGAGGCGCTTGACCTGATGGTGTATTGCCTGGCGATGGCGCATTACCTCGGCATCAACCGGTACCAGGAACACGACTGGGAGCGGGTGCGACAGGCGCTGGCTCAGTCCGGTTTGTTCGACGATGTGTTGGGCGTCAAGCCCGTACAAGGCGAGCGCGTCGACGCTGACGAAACACCGGCTCCGGTGGCGGCGCGTCAGTCGCTACCTGCACCGCCACCGGCAGCACCTGTGGCCCAATCGCGACCCGCTGCACCCCCACAACGCCGCAGCTCCACAAGCGGTTACTTGAAGAGACGTTGAATCAAGAAGATAGACCTACGAGTGGGCTGATCAACTTCGCTCCGAGACCAAGTACTTCTGAAACTAATGAACGCATCGTTTCCCGGCCTTCCTCTTTTGCAGCTTTGCTCAACCGGTCTCCGAAGGAAGGGCCACCCTCAACGCTGGATGGTGTGCGTTTTAAGATCTCTAGACCCTTTGCAGTTAGTACGGCTTCCCGGATGTAACTCAGTCTTTCTTCTCGGCAGTGAATGTAGCCAGACATCACAAGCCATCTCGCTGTAGCTAAGAAGATACGTATCTCTTCATTGATATCGTCGTCCTTATTGGCAGCTAGGCCGTCGGTTTCTAGGTCGACAAACTCGCGGGGGACTATCGATGTGGGTACCGGGAAGCTTTGATAAAGGTAGGCGAAAATTTGCCCGGTGTATTCGTCAAACCGCTTGATGTTTTGGGTCGTCACTTCAAATCAACTCCTTTTGGTCACGTTTTTCAGAATATCTAGAACGTTGACTCAGTGCCATCAAGTTTAAGGTATCCACCAATGTCCTTTACTCCCAAGCACCTCGAAGCCATCGAGCGCGCCATCGCACGCGGTGAAAAGACCGTGCGCTACAGCGACCGCACGGTGGAGTACCGCTCTATCGACGAACTGCTCAAGGCCCGCGACGAGATCCGCACGTCGCTGAGCCAAGCCGCCGGACCGCGCTCTCGCGTCGTTCGGCTCACTCACGGAGGCAAAGGACTCTAATGGCTCGACATTACCCGACGCTGACCCGTAACGGATTCTTGCTGCCGTCGAACATCAAGGCCAGTTACGAAGGCGCCGGGGAGGGCCGGCGTTCGGCCAGTTGGGAAGCCACCGACAACGGCATCAACAGCATCAACACTCCGGCATTGCGCAACCTGCGGGCGCGTTCACGGGCGGCGGTGCGCAATGACCCGTATGCGTTCAACGTCATCGACAAGCGCGTCAGCAACCTGATCGGCACCGGCATCACGCCCAGGCCGACCACGGATGACGCAGCCCTGCGCAAACTCAAGCAACAGCTGTGGGACGACTGGGTGGATGAGGCAGACGCCGACGAGTTGACCGACTTCTACGGCATGCAGGCCCTGGTGGCGCGCACCGTGGAAACGGCCGGTGAGTGCTTTATACGGCTCCGGCCGCGCAGTCCGAGCGAAGGCTTGGCGGTGCCGCTGCAGCTGCAGGCGCTGGCCCCTGAGTTTGTCCCCCACGACAAATTCGAGACCGCCAAAAACGGCAACGTGATCCGCGCCGGGATCGAGTTCAACCCGGCCGGCAAGCGAGTGGCGTATTGGATGTACCTCTCGCACCCACGGGATTCGTCGTCGTTGAACGCAGGCTACAACCAGCTGGTACGTGTACCAGCAGCGCAAGTACTGCATATCTTCGAACCGATGGAGCCGGGGCAGTTGCGCGGGGTGCCGCGTCTGGCGCCGGTGTTGAAGCGTCTGCGCAGCCTGGATAACTACGATGACGCGGTGCTGTTCCGCCAGGAAGTGGCAAACCTGTTTGCCGGTTTCATCAAGCGGCCATCACCGGAGATGGGGCAACAACCGCGTGACCCTGTCACGGGGCAACTCCTGACCACCGACCGCGACGGCTTCACGCCGATGGTCGCCCTGGAGCCCGGCACCATGCAGGAGCTGGGGCCAGGTGAAGAGGTGGAGTTCTCCAAGCCACCGGACGCCGGCAACAACTACCCGGACTTTATGCGTCAGCAGCTGATGGCAGCTGCGGCGGGTTCGGGCACGCCCTACGAGATCCTCACCGGTGACATGCGTGAGGTCAACGACCGGGCGCTGCGGGTGGTGCTCAACGAATTCCGGCGACGCCTGGAGCAGCTGCAATTCGGTGTGTATGTGCATCAGCTGTGTCGCCCGGTGCGGGCGGCCTGGATGGACATGGCGGTGTTGTCCGGCGCGCTGGTGCTGGAGGACTACGCGCAACGCCGACGCGAATACCTGCGCACGCGTTGGGTGCCGCAAGGCTGGGCCTACATTCAGCCGGTGCAGGACGTGCAGGCGCGGCGGATGGAAGTGCAGGCGGGCTTTGCCTCGCGCAGCGAGATGGTGCTGCGCACCGGCTACGACGCGGAAACGGTCGATACGGAAAACGCTGCTGATCTCGTCAGGGCCACTGGCCTTGGCCTCAACTACACGACTCTTGAAGCCATCGAGGTGATCGATGACAAGGAACAACCATGAGCAAAAAAGCCAAACCCCGCGTTTATGACAAGGCGGGCAAGCAGGTAAAGGTCGCCGATAAAAGCTGGTACACCTTCCAGGCCAGCGGCGAAGCCGAGCAGCGCAACATCGAGATATTCGTCTACGGCGAAATCGGCGCCTGGGGCGTCACCGCCAATCAGTTTGTGCAAGATCTGCGCGCCATGGATGACGGCGCGTCACCGGTGATCGTCGCGTTCAACAGTATCGGCGGCGATCTGTTTGACGGCCTGGCGATCCACAACGCGCTGTCGCGATTGGGCGAGCGCTGTACCGGGCGTATTGATGCGCTGGCGGCCAGCGCTGCCAGTGTCGCGGTGTGCGGCGCTCACCGGGTGGTGATCGCGGCCAACGCCATGTTGATGATCCACAACCCCTACACCTTTACCGGTGGCGATGCGGAAGACTTCCGCCGTGTTGCCGATGTGCTGGACCAGACCCTGGAAGCGATCATCGCGGCTTACAAAGCCAAAGCACCGGACATCGACGAGGCCGAGTTGCGGCGCATGGTCAACGCCGAGACCTGGCTCACCGCCAATGAAGCGGTGGCGTTGGGGCTGGCTGATGAAGTGGGTGACGGATTGAAGGTCAGCGCCTGCCTCGGCCAGGGCAGCGTGCTGCAGCGTTTCCAGCACGCCCCGCCTGAGTTGCTCGCTCAGCTGGATGATGAACCGGATGCTGAGCCGAAAGAGCCGAGCGAGCCACCGGAACCTCCTCCCGTGCTGGACGCCGCCGGATTGGCACTGCTGGTCACCAAGAGTTGTGCGGCGGCAGGCATCAGCAACCTGGTAGAGCCGCTACTCGCTGCCACCAAGCTGGAGAGCGAAGCGGTGGTCACGGCGGCGCTGACCAGGGCGAAAGCGCTTCACGGCCTTTGCGTTGCTGCACGATTACCTGAGCTAACTGGCGAGTTCATCGCAGCTGGTCTGGATGAATCTGCTGTCAGGGCGCGCCTGTTCGACAAGCTGGTGAGCAGTGGCGGCGGCTTTGAAATCAACAACAGCCTGCCGCTGGACAATGACCCCGAACCCACGGTCAAGGCCAAGCAGGTCGACACCCAAGCAATCTGGAGCAGTCGTCAGGCAGCTCATACCGGAACCTCGAAAGGAGCAAGAGCATGAAAACCGAATCGATGCACGCGGGCGAGTTCCTGCTGTCCGAAGGCGCTGGCAACATTTCCCGCGAAGCGATCAACGTCGCGGCTGGTGCGGCACTTGAGCCGGGTCAGATCCTGGGCTTGATCACCGCCACCAGCGAATTTGCGCCTTATAAGCCAACCGCCGAGGACGGCACCGAGAACGCCATCGCGATCCTCTACGGCCCGCTGGGCGAGTCCGATGTTCCTCGTCGCGGTCGTGCTGTCGTGCGCTTGGCCGAGGTCAGCGAAGCCCACCTGACCGGACTCGACCCTGCTGCCGAAAAGGCCCTGGCGTCCCATTTCGTGATCGTCCGCTAAGACGTTCAGCCCACTTATCCATCCCGCCGCGTGCGGGATTTTTCGTTTCTGGAGAGTACCCCATGGCCGATATCGCCATTTTTGAAGACGATGCATTCAGCGTCTCCTCGCTGACCGCTGCAATCAACGAACAAGAATACCTGCCGGGCCGCATCAGCAGCCTGGGTCTGTTTCGCGAAGAGGGCATCAGCACCCTGACTGTGCAGATCGAGAAGGACGGCGACACCCTGGCCCTGGTGCCTTCGGGTGAACGCGGCACCTCGGGTCTGGTGGTTGGCGGGACCAAGCGTACGTTGATCCCTTTCAACACCGTACACCTGCCAGAGCGCTTTACCATCAAGGCGGATGAGATCCAGGGCATCCGCGCCTTTGGCACCCGCAGCGAATTGCAGGCCGTGCAGGACGTGGTCAACAAGCGCCTGGCGAAGGCCCGTCGCCAGTTGGATGCCACCCACGAATTCCAGCGCATGGGTGCATTGAACGGGCAGGTGCTGGACGCCGATGGCAAGACCGTCCTGTTGGATATTTACAAATCCTTCGGTGTGAATCGCCAGAGGCTGCCGATGGGTTTGAACAGTCCGGATACCGAGCTGCGAGTTAAATGCGGCGAAGCGCTGGATATGCAGGAGGAGGCCCTCGGCAGCGTCACCAGCACTGGCTCCCGTGCTTTGTGCGGCAAGAACTTCTGGAACAAGCTGATTGTTCATAAGTCGGTGAAAGAGACCTACCTCAACACCATGCAGGCGGCGTCTCTGCGTGGCGATGCCCGTGAAAGCTTCGAGTTCGGCGGGATCGTCTGGGAGCGTTATCGCGGCAAGGTTGCTGGCGTTGCGTTCGTCCACGACGACAAGGCGCTGCTGATCCCCGAGGGCGTACCGGATCTGTACATCTCGTCCTTCGCACCGGCCGACTACATGGAAACGGTCAATACCCAGGGCATCCCGTACTACAGCAAGATCGAACCGCTGCCGTTTAACAAGGGCGTGGCCGGCGAAGCGCAGTCGAACCCGCTGCACCTGTGCACGCGGCCTCGGGCGCAGATCCTGCTGGAGATGTGACCGTGGCCTTCCGCGACCTGATCGACGACATCGACGATGTGGTCTTCGAGACCTTGGGCGACAGCGCCCAGATCGAAGGCCGCGCCGAGCCGGTGTTGGGCATGTTCTCGGCACCGTGGAAGCAACCCGCGTTCGGCAAGGTCCACTCCGCCATACGCGAGCCTCGCTTTGAGATCCGCGTGAAGGATTCGGAAGGCCTCAGCAAAGGTCTGCGGGTCACGGTCGATGTGCCGGTTTTGGATGGTGGTGGCGAATACGACCTGCTGCAGCTGGAGCCCAACGGTAATGGCCTGGTGGCCCTGATCTTGAGGAAGCGTCCATGAGCGTCGGCAGCCACGTACAGCAAACCCGCGACAGCGGCATGATCAACATCCAGCCATCGGCGGTGCATTCCCAGGCCCTGCGTGAATTCGGCCAGTTGGTGCCCAAGGCGGCCGCAGCGGCTCAACGCCGTGCGATCAACAAGACGCTGGGCTGGCTGCGCACTCACATTGCCCGGGCCGTGGGCAAGCAGGAACGCATCGCCATCGGCGCCGTCCGGCAACGCCTGCGGGCTTATCCGGTCAGCGGCGGGGCGATGCGCGGCAAGTTGTGGTTTGGGGTCAACGCCATTGAGGCCAGCCGGATCGGGAAGGCTCGGCAAACCCGTGCCGGCGTTTCGGTGGCGGGGCGGCGCTACCAGGGGGCGTTCTTCAAGCAGGTGTACGGCAGCGGTCCAGATATCTGGATCCGCACGTCGAGCAAGCACTTCAACGCCACGGATTATCCCGGCAGCACTCAGGGCCGACGCAGCTCTGGTTTCATCGCCGAAAGCGACAACCGCTTTCCGCTGGCGAAAGCCAAGGTCTCCCTGGACCAGGTGCGACCGCACTTCGACAGCTGGGTCAAACGCGCCGATGAACGCTTGCTGGAGATCCTCAAGCAAGAACTCAACTTTGAACTGCAGAAGTACCTCAAGGGAGGCGCCCGTGTCTGACCAACCTTTCAGCCTTGACCAGTTGTACTCGGCCGTCGAACAGCAACTGCAGGAGCACTTACCGGGCATTCAGGGCGCGTCGTTCTGGCCGGATTTGTCGGCAGAGACCAGCATCCCCACCCCGGTGGTGCTGCTGGAAATGGCCGAGATGGAACCTGCACCGGATCCCGGTACCGGTGAAACCGCGCTCACCTGCAAGTTCGAGGCGCGAATCATCGTCGATTCGATCAGCACGGACCCGCAACGGCAAGCTGTGCAGCTGGCGTCTCAATTGGCGGTACTGCTGCGGGGGCAAAGCTGGGGCTTGGAGGTCGACTGCGCGAAGTTCGTGCGCTCCACCCAGGACTGGACCAAGCCCGAACTGGACGGCTATTTCGTCTGGCTGGTGGAGTGGGATCAGACGGTTTACCTGGGCGCCGAGGAATGGCCGTGGCCGGATGAACCGCCGGGTTCGCTGGTCATCGATCTGGGGCCAGGCGTCGGGCCGATCAAGCCGGAGGATCTGCGATGAGCTACGTCACGGCCCAGCATGATCGGATGATCGCTTCCACGGTGCTGCCCTGCATTGTCGTGGCGGTCGATCTGCCTGCTGCCGTGGTGCGTGTGCAGTCCGGTGATTGGACCAGCGCTTGGGTTCGCTGGCACAGCCAAGCCGCCGGTAAGGCGCGCCACTGGCGGGTGCCGAGCCTGGGCGAGCAGGGTGCATTGATCAGTCCCAGCGGCGAGCCGGCGATGGGCACGTTTATCCCCGGCCTGTACGGCAATGCCGGTGCCCAACCGGACAATCGCGACCACGTCGAAGTTTGGCGTTTCGATGATGGCGGCTCCTTGGTCTACGACTGGGAAGCCAGCAGCTACACCATCGATCTGCCGGCGGGCACCGTCACGATCAAGGTCGGTGCGTCGGTCTGGGAGATGACGCCGGAAAGCATACGGTTGGTCTCGGGCACGATTGACCTGGTAGGCGCGGTCGCCATTGACGGCACGCTGAGTACGACCGGCGACATCAACAGTGCCGGCAAGGTCATCGATGTCGGCGGCAACACGCCGAACCACAAACACTGATTCCGGCCCGCCTAGTGCGGTTTTTTCGTTTTAGGAGCATCCATTGATGAGCAAGAACAAACCCGACAGCCAGGACGAGATTGGGCCTGGCCGCGTGTTTCGCGACACGCTCTACACCTCGCGCACGCTGATCCTTCCCGACGGCAGCGCCCTGGCCGTGACCAAGGCAAGCGTGACAGCCACTACCAAGGAACAATTCGCCTTCCTCAAGGCTCACCCGGACCTGGTGCAGGAGTAATCCCGATGATCGGAATGGATCGCCGCACCGGCCAACCGTTGTCCGGGCTCGACCATCTCCGGCAGTCCATTGGGGACATTCTCTCCACGCCCGTGGGCAGTCGGCGGATGCGGCCCGAGTACGGCAGCCAGATCCGACGCTTTGTCGACCTGCCGGTTAACGCCGGTTGGAAGAGTGCAGTACAGGCCGAGGTGGCTCGTTCGCTGGGGCGCTGGGAGCCGCGGCTAAAGCTGGAGCAGGTACAGGTCGTCGCCATTGTCAGTGGGCGCATTGACTTCAAATTAACCGGTGAATACCAGGGCGAGCGCCTGCTGCTGGAGGTGTCGGCATGAGCACAGTGGATTTATCGGCACTGCCGGCGCCGCAGGTGCTGGAGGCCCTGGACTACGAAGCGTTGTACGAAGAGGGGCTCGCGGCGTTTCGCGGGTACATGGGCGACAATTGGTCGGCGGCTCTTGAGAGCGACCCGGTGGTCAAGCTGGTTGAGTTAGGCTCGTACGGCAAGATGCAAAACCGGGCTCGGGTCAACGACGCGGCCAAGGCGCTGATGCTGGCGTATGCCGAGAAGGAGGATCTAGATCAGCTCGCGGCCAACGTCAAACTCCAGCGCCTGGTGATTCAACCGGCCAACCTGCAGGCGGTGCCGCCGGTGGAAGAGGTCAGGGAATCGGACGATGCCCTGCGCGAGCGTATCCAGCTTGTCTATGAAGGGCTGACGACTGCCGGGCCGCGCAATAGCTATATCTTCCATGCACGCAACGCCTCGGCGCTGGTGGCCGACGCCACGGCAGAAAGCCCGTCGCCGGCCGTAGTGGTAGTAACCGTGCTGAGCCTTACCGGCAGCGGCCTGGCCGATCAGCCCTTGCTTGACGCGGTACACGCCAAACTCAGCGACGATGACATCCGCCCGGTGGGTGACCGTCTCATCGTGCAGAGCGCCGAGATCCTCAACTACCGGATCGATGCCGTGTTGCACATGCAAGGCGCCGGCCCGGAAAACGACGCGATCCTGGCCGAAGCCACCAAGCGTCTCGCGGCCTGGATCAACCCCCGCAAGCGCCTGGCGCTGGAGGTTGCTCAGTCCGGTGTCGATGCCCAGTTGCACATCAACGGCGTTGGCCGGGTCGAGCTGCTGGGCTGGGTCGACCTGAAGCCCACCAAAGCCCAGGCGGCGTATTGCACGGGCTTCAGTGTTGTCCTCGGGGGCTCGACATGACCAGCTTGCTCCCCTTGAACAGCACGCAACTGGAGCGCGCCATTGAGGCCGCCCTGGCCGAGAAAACCAAGATCCCATTGCGCGACCTCTACAACCCTGACACCTGTCCGGCGCATCTGCTGCCTTGGCTGGCCTGGACCTGGTCGGTCGACCGCTGGGACAACAAGTGGTCGGAAGCCGTCAAACGTTCGGCCATTCGCTCCGCGTTCTACGTGCATGCCCACAAGGGCACCATCGGCGCCCTGCGGCGAGTGGTCGAGCCGCTCGGTTACCTGATCGAGGTGCTGGAGTGGTGGCAGACCACGCCTAAGGGTATTCCCGGCACCTTCGCTTTGAAGGTCGGCGTGCTGGACACCGGCATCACTGAAGAGATGTACCTGGAGCTGGAGCGTCTGATCGACGACGCCAAGCCCGTCAGCCGTCCCTTGACCGGCCTGGCGATCAGCCTGGAAACCCAAGGCGCCATAAACATTGGTGTCGCCCTCTACGAAGGCGACGTAATCGACGTCTACCCACCTGTGCAGCGTGACATCGAAGTCACGGGCTACATCGGCGTGGTTGGGCGCGAACACAGCATAGACACTCTGGACGTTTACCCATGATTGATCGCAACTCGCAATTTATGGCGATCCTCACCAACGTGGGGGCCGCAAAGCTGGCGAATGCCAACTCCCTTGGCATTCCCTGGAACCTCACTGCGTTGGGGGTAGGGGATGCCAACGGCACTGACCCAATCCCCAGTGCAACCCAGACCAAGCTGATCAACGAGCAGCGGCGGGCGCCGCTCAATCAACTTCGCGTCGACCCGGTTAACGCGGCGGTGATCATCGCCGAGCAGGTCATCCCCGCAGACGTGGGCGGTTGGTGGATCCGTGAGATTGGCTTGTACGATTCTGATGGCGACCTGGTCGCGGTATCGAACTGCGCGCCCAGCTTTAAGCCCGCGCTGGATCAGGGGTCAGGTCGTACACAGATTGTGCGGATGAACTTCATTGTTTCCAGCACCAACAACATCGTGCTGAAGATCGATCCCGCCGTGGTACTGGCGACCCGTGAATACGTCGACCTAGCAATCACTGAGGCTGTCAACCGGCAGGACTTCAAGCATTCGGTTCTGGTAGCCACCACGGCGGCAATCGCACTCAACGGGCAGCAGACCATCGACGGCGTGGCTGTGGTTGAAGGCAACCGGGTGTTAGTGAAGAACCAGGCGCAGGGTAAAACCAACGGTATCTACCTGGTTGCGAAGGGTGCATGGGCGCGGTCGCAAGATGCGGATGCCAGCGTTGAAGTGACGCCGGGTTTGTTCGTCCATGTCGAGAAGGGTACAGACAACGGCGACAGCGTTTGGCAGTTGGTCACGGATGCACCGATAGAGTTGGGATCCACGGCGCTCACCTTCGAAATGATCACCGGGCGTACGGGTATAGTCGCGGGAACCTATCGCAGTTTGACCGTAGACAAGAACGGTCACGTGATTGCCGGAACGAATCCGACTACGTTGGCCGATGCTGGCATTACTGATGCGGTGAGTTCAAATAACAATGAAGCCATCCCCGGGAAAATTTCTGATGTAGGTAGTGCGCGTTTCATTAATGGGAACCCGACCACTAAAGATGGCCCGCCCGGTACCGTGTATTTTTCAGGTATTCGCGCCAAGTACGATGGCGGGAAGTTGGGATTTGATTTTGTATGTTCAATGACTGCCCGTAGATCATGGGGGCGGCTCACCTATGCGGACGGGACTGGTGACTGGTTCGAATATTGGACTAGCGCCAACTTCGATCCGTCGACTCTGATGTTGAAAACCGGTGGCCCCGTCTATCCAAAGTTTATGGGGTTGTCTTTTAATTCCGAAGTGACGGGTTACAGCGAGTTTGGCGGTTACATTGGATGGGGGTCGTTAGGTACTGGGAAGGTGCAATTTATTTGCAACAAGGGAGGCGGCAGCACAGGTGGTTTCGTGTGGGGAACGGTTGCGGATGACAACAAAACCCTCGGCCCACTGATGTCCTATAGCGCTGATGGCGCTCTAATTGTCCCGAAGTCGTTGTCTGTGCCTGCTATTGCAGGCAACACGACTGTTTGGGATCAGCCCGCCGGATACGCGGGTCCATACATCGCTAACTGCGCATACGTTGTTGCCGCTGTTCAATACAAGATAAATGGCAACAATTGTTTTGAGGCTGGTTTTATTGGTGGGGATGTTGCCGTCCCTTATATGAAAAATGTCAATGGAACAGTTGTTCGCCTTCAGGTGGACCGTCCTAAAGACACGGCGCTATTGGCTCCGAATGGGTGGAGCAAAAACGCGGATACGGGGGAAATAATTCAATGGTTGGAATACAGTCTTGGCGACTTTGGTCAGACTACGTTGATAAATGTCACTTGGCCTTTTCGATTCCCTAATCAATTTTTGAATGCAAGAGTGAGCTTCAAACTGGCGGCTAATGCTCAGTGTGGTACTCAGGGTTCGTATTCACTCGGCACTGTGGATGGTTGCACGTTACGAATCGAGGAATGGGCAGGGGTAGTGCAAACAGGGCTTGTTGTGATGGTCGAGGCCAGGGGATTTTAATACATGAAAATTTTCTATAGCGCAAAAGACAATGCATTCTTCAATGAAGACTTCCACGGTACTCGGACTATTCAGGTTCCTGACCCAGAATGGGAGCGACCAACCATTACAATCCAAGACCCAGCATGGAATCGCCCTGATATTGAAGTTGAAAACCCGGATTGGAGTGAGGGGGATACGGTGACGCCTGAAACTATTTGGGTTCCTGACATTGATGCAGTTGCCCCGATGATTAAGGTGCCGGATGACAGCGCGTCTCCCCCGTTGGTTGTTGTGCCCAACCCTAAGTGTTTGCTTCCGCCAGAATCTGAACTGGTGGACGTTCCCCATGAAGAACATGACGAAATCTACCGGGAGCTTTCGCTGGGTGGGTCGATCCTTGTACCTGGCAAAAACGGGCGGCCGAGTACCGCACCAGCGCCGCCGCCTACGGTAGAGGATCTGAAAAACCGCGAGCGGGTCATTCGCGACCGGGCGTTGCTGCTCACCGATCCGCTGATCGCCCGTCACCGCGACGAGCTGGAGGCCGAGCGCCCGACAACCCTCACTGCCGAGCAGTACAAGCAGTTGCAGGGCTACCGGCAGGATCTACGTGACTGGCCCGAATCGGAGCATTTCCCGGCGGTCGAGTACAGGCCTGGGCAGCCGGCCTGGCTGGCTGAGCAACTTCAATAACACCCCGCACTGACGGGGCGTTTTCTTCCGCTACGCGCAACACGACCAACCCCAGCCTCGCTCTTGCGGGGCTTTTTCGTTTCTGGAGTTTAACCATGAGTAATCCAGGTGGATTTTTTCACGGCGTCACCGTGACCAACGTCGACACCGGCACGCGGCCTATCGCTGTGCCGTCTTCTTCCATCATCGGCCTTTGCGACACCTTCACGCCTGGCCCCAATGCCAGCGCCTTGCCCAATCAACTGGTGCTGATCACCCGCGAAAGCGAAGCCATCGCCGCCTGGGGGCCGGATGCGGCAATCACCAAGGCGGTCCAGGCCATCTACGTTCGCTCCAAGGCCGTGATCGTTGCCTGCGGGGTGGAGAAGCTGGCCGACGCCGCCGCGCAGACATCGGCCATCATTGGCGGGGTCCTGGCGAACGGCACCCGTACCGGCATGCAGGCGCTGCTCGACGGCAAGAGCCGCTTTAACGCGCAGCCTCGTTTGCTGGCCGCGCCCAAACACACCGCGACGCTGGCCGCCGCCACGGCGCTTGTGGCCCTGAGCGACAAGCTGCGTGCCCTGGCGATCATCGACGGCCCCAACACCACCGACGAAGCCGCTATGGAATACCGCGAAAACTTCGGCGGCAAGCGCGTGTTCCTGGTCGACCCTGGCGTGCAGTACTGGGACACCGCGCTCAGTGCCACCATCGACGCGCCGAGTTCTGCCTGGGTCGCCGGGCTCTTCGCTTGGACCGATTCGGAGTACGGCTTTTGGGCTTCTCCGTCGAACAAGGAGTTTGTCGGCCTAACCGGCACCGGTCGCCCAATCGAGTTCCTGGATGGCGACGAAACCTGCCGGGCGAACCTGCTCAACAACGCGCAGATCGCCACCATCATCCGTGATGACGGCTACCGCCTGTGGGGCAACCGCACCTGTTCCAGCGATCCGAAGTGGGCGTTTGTTACCCGCGTGCGAACCATGGACATCGTCATGGACGCGATCCTCTACGGCCACAAATGGGCGGTCGACCGCTCGATCACCAAGACCTACGTCAGCGACGTGACCGAAGGCCTCGCGGCGTTCATGCGTGACCTGAAAAACCAGGGGGCGGTGATCAACTTCGAGGTGTTCGCTGACCCCGTGCTGAACACGGCCAGCCAGCTGGAGCAGGGCAAGGTGTACTGGAACATCCGCTTCACCGATGTACCGCCGGCAGAAAACCCCAACTTCCGGGTCGAGGTCACCAACCAGTGGCTGACCGAAGTTCTCGACACCAACGCATAAGGAGAGCCGCCGATGGTTCCGCAAACGCTCTACAACATGAACGCCCATATCGATGGCGTCAGCTTTGCCGGGGATATCACCAGCGTGACCCTTCCCAAGATGACCCTGAAAACCGAAGAGCATCGCGCCGGGGGGATGGATGCCCCGGTCGAGATGGATCAGGGCATGGAGAAACTGGAGGCCAGTTTCGCCGGCAAGGGCGTACGCCCCGAGGTCATGAAGTTTTACGGCCTGGCTGATCAGACGGCATTCAACGCGGTGTTCCGTGGCTCCTTCAAAGGTCAGAGAGGCGCGACCACTGCGGTGGTTGCCACCCTTCGCGGCATGCTCAAAGAGATAGACCCAGGCGACTGGAAAGCCGGTGAAGCGGGCGAGTTCAAGTACGCCGTGGCGGTCAGCTATTACAAGCTCGAAGTCGCCGGGCGCCTGATGTACGAAATCGATCCGATCAACTGCGTTCGGGTCATCAACGGTGTGGATCAACTTGCCAGTGTCCGACGCGACCTGGGCCTGTAAGGAAACCTTTCATCATGACTACTCTGAAAAAAATGCCGACCTGGCTGACCGTTACCCCTGAGAGCGCCGCTATTACGCTGTCACGACCTAGTGAGATTAACGGTGTCATGGTCGACCGCCTGACTCTGCGTTCTCCTACCGTGCGTGAAGTGCGAGCCGCTAATGCCACCAGTGGTGGTGACGATGAGCTGCGCGAGATGCATCTGTTTGCGTCCCTCTCCGAAGCCGGTACCAAAGATTTGGAGGGGCTCAAGCTGACGGATTACCAGCGGCTGCAGACCGCCTACTTTCGCCTGGTGCAGGATGACGGGGTTTAACGCCTCCCTGCAGAAGCGGGTCGCGAAGCGCCTGGCTACGGAGTTCTCCTTCGCAGCCAGCGAAATCGAGACCATGCCTTTTTCCACGATGATCTGGTGGCTCATGGACTGAGCCCCGCATCCCTGCCCGGAGAGTTCTCATGGCAAACAACCTGGCGCTCGGCCTGGTCATCGGCGGCGCCGTCAGCTCCACGGTCGGCGCTGCCTTCAAGGATGTTGAAGGCCGCATCAAGAAGCTTGGCGAAACCGGCACCAAGGCCCGCGTACTGCAGAGCACCATCGGCGACACCATCCGCCTGCGAGACGAATGGAAAAAGGCCCACGACACCGGTGCAGCGTCGGCTGATGGCCTGCTACGAAAGCTGGAAGGCAACCTCAAAACCCTGAAGGAGCAGGGTATTGAAGTAGGCAAGCTGCGCAAGGAATACCAGGCCCTCGGCCAGGTAGCGCGTGGCGCCGAACTCAAGGCGCTGGGCCACACGCAGATCCAGCAGGGCAAGGAGGGCATGAAGAACTCCCTCGGCAAAGCAGCGGCGCTCACTGCGTCGTTGGCGATTCCGACCAAAGTCTCTGGCGATTACCAGGCGCAGATCCGCCAGATGTCGTTGTGGGCACACACCGCCGGTACCGGCGATGAGGCGAAACTGGCGGAGAGCATCAGCAAGGTCGCTGCGGCAAAGGGCATGAGCCAGCAACTGCTTGCGAAATCGGTCGGCGCGTTGATCGAGAAAGGCGTGGACTGGGACGTGGCCACCGCCTATGCCGGGCAGATCGCCGACCTGATCGACGGCCAGGGCATGGAGCCCGAAACCATCGCAACGTTGATCAACTCCTTCAAGGAGGCCGGGGTCAAGCAGGGGGATATGGCGGCGATGTTGGGCCAGGTTGCAGCGGCAGGCGACATTGGCGCTTTCGGTCCCAAGGACATGGCAAAGTATTTGCCCGCGATGCTTGGCAACATCAAGCGCCTTGGTATGGAAGGTCCTGAGGCCGTCCGCTTCCTAGGGGCCAGCCTCCAGTCACAGTACTCGCAAACTCAGGACTCGGCGGCTGCAGCTACCAACATGAACAACCTGCTCAACGCAGTGATCAGCAACACCAGCCAGGAACGGTTTGCCAAGGAAGGCTACGACTTGGCCGGCTCGATCCTAGCTGCGACCAAAAGCGGTAAGGCAGCAAACCCGGTCGACGCGTTCATCATGCTCAGCGAGCAGTTGATCAAGAAACAGGATCCCGCCAAAGCCAAGAAAATCGAGGCGCTTAAGGCCAAGATCAAGGCGTCGGCGGATGGCAGTGCCGAAGAAGAACAGGCCATGGTCGCCCTGACCGAGGCGGCCGGGCTGGCGAACATCGTCAGTGATCAGAGCGCCAGTGCGGGTTTGCTCGCGCAGATCAAATATGGCGACAGGATCAAGGCCGATATGGCGACCATCGAGAAAACGGACGGTAAGGCCAAGATCGAGGCGGATGCGGCGAAGGCGCGGGAGACGTCCAATAGGAAGTGGGCGACGGCGACTGCCGGCATTGAATCGTCGATGACGCGTATCGGTGACGCGGTGAGGCCGTTGACCGACATTGCGGCGGATGGGCTGGCAAAAGTGGCCTACGGGCTTGGAGAGTTGGCTGGAAAGTTTCCCACCGTAATTAGTGGCGCGACGGTGCTGGCAGCCGGTGTGGTTGGCCTGGGCGCCGCGATAAATGCGATCAAGATTGGCAAGGGACTGCTGAACATTGGACGTGGTTCGCTGATGGGCAACCCGAACGTGATCCAGCGGGTGTTTGTCACCAACCCGTCCGGCGGCGCTGGCGGGATCGATGGTGGGGATGGAAAGCGGCGCCGTGGCAAGGGTAAGCGTGGTCGCGGTGGTCGAGGGGCAATTGCCAGTACTGCTGCGGCTGCCGCACCTCTTGGTGCGACGGCCAGTCGACTCGCGCCCGCAGCCATGATGGGCAAGGGGCTTGGATTCGCCAAGGTCGGCGCGCCCATGGCGCTGATCGAGGCGGGGTTGATTGCTGCAGATACCTATCAAAACGCAGAGACCCGCGACGAAAAAGCCGAGGGTTACGGCAATGCTGCTGGGACATTGGCTGGCACGCTGGCCGGTGCGGCTGCGGGTGCGGCGATTGGTTCGGTGGTGCCCGTGATTGGTACCGTTGTCGGCGGGCTTATTGGCGGATTCCTCGGTAGCTGGGGCGGCGGCGAGCTGGGCAGTGCGGTGGGCAAGGCTGCATTCGGTGGGCCGGATACGCCGATAGAACGCTTGGCTCAGCCCTCGCCATTGCTGCTGCCGAAGCCCAGCGGACCAGGCATTTCACGGTTCGCGCAACTGGCGCCGACTCCGGCTACCGGTCCGTTGATGGGGGACGTTGCCCGTTCGTTGGCGACTGGCCCATCAACCGCAACAGTACCCGCGTTGCTCAGTGCCGGTGCCGCAGCGAAATCGGAGCCTGCTCGCGTTGAGCAGGCTTGGACGTTCTCTCCAACCATGCCGGTGACGGTGCAGGGCGACGTCAAGGATCCACGGCAACTGGCGCAGGAAATGATGCCGTACATGCGTCAGCTGTTCGAGGAGTTCAGCCGGGAGCAGGCGCGGCGCAACCTGTTCGATGCCCCTCACGTTTAAGGAGTTGTCATGGCTTACATGGAGCAACTGCAGTCCGGCTTCAAATCCCTGGTCCAGGCCGGGGAGGCGGGCCGACATAGCATCGACGGCATGATCGGCCCGGTGAACGGCGCCATTGGCGAAATCACTGGGGCGGCTGATGAGCTGTCCAGCATTCCCGGTGTGCCGCCGGGCGTTGGCGAAAAGCTGCAACGGGTGATGCGCGGGATTGATGCGGCGCAGTCCAAGGTCGGCGCGGTCTTGTCGACCTACAGCAAAACGACCCGTGCAATATCGGCCATGGATGAGCGCCTGGGCACCTTGAAGGAACAAGCCGCCCGGGCCAGCACGGCGATCAACCAGGTGGCGGGCAAGGTCAGCCCAAGCCTGGCGAACATCTTGCCCACCAGCGCCTTGGCGCCGAACGCCACACCTTTGGCGGAAGCGGTGAAGCCGTTCCCGCATCTGTTGATCCTGCAGCCGCTGCAAACCAACGCCCAGCCGTTCTACTTCAACCTGGACACGGCGGCGTTCGACGAACTGCGCCGGCAGACGGAATTCCGCTGGGCCTCGCAAGAGCGCCTCAGCCGTCGACCGGCGCAGCAGGCCGTGGGCATGGGGGAGGAGAAACTCAGCCTCAAGGGTGCGATCTTCCCCACGTTCAAAGGCGGCCTCAAGCAGCTGGACACCCTCCGCTCCATCGGTGCCCAGTTACTGCCGTTGAACCTGACCACCGGCTACGGCGTAGTCCTCGGCACCTGGTGCTTGCGCAGCCTGGAGGAAGAGCAGGGCGCGTTGCTGGCAGGTGGGATCCCGCGCAAGCAAACTTTCAGTTTGGAGTTCACACGCTATGGCGATGATATGCAGAACGTCTGACGGCGACCTGCTGGATACCCTGTGTTACCAGCATTACGGGCACCTGAACGGTACGGTCGAGGCGGTGCTGGCTGCCAATCGTTTGTTGGCGGATGAGTCGCAGCCGTTGCGGACAGGCTTGTTGATCACCTTTCCTGATCTTCCTGAGCCCATGGATGAGGAGGTGCAGTTGTGGGACTGATGGCTCGTTGCCCATAAAATCGGCACGCTGATAGACTCCCTCGCTTATTTGCATGCATGGAGTCTTCTATGGAAAGAGTCAGCGAAATTCGGCTGGTTAAAAGGAGTTTTTGGAGCGAGCTTAGCTACCGGTCAAACTGGTTTATCTTCGGTCTGATCGCTTGCATTCTTTTGGCGTTCATTCCGATTGTTGGTTGGTTCCTGGCTGCTGGCGTATTCGTGGCGATGGTGTGGAAAACCTTCGGCCTCAGGGAAAGGCAAAAGGTCGGAGATTGTCCTGTTTGTACCCAAACGCTGCTGATTGAGCCCAAGGTTGAAGGGATTGATTGCCCTGTGTGCCAAAGCTACGTCGAAATTAATGACAACAAGCTGATAGTCGAGAGCTGATATCGCGTACCGCTACACCAGATCAAGCCCTGCCATCGTGTGGGGCTTTGTCGTTTTTGGAGGTTCACTATTGAAACCAATCTTTCGAATTGTCGCTGACGGCGCTGATATAACAGCGCTGATCAATGACCGTTTGCTGTTGCTGCGTACCCTGGATAAGCCCGGCATGGAGTCGGATGAATTCGAGCTGCGCATTGATGACCGCGACGGCGCCGTGTCCCTCCCCAAAAAAGGGGCGGCGATACAGATCTACCTAGGCTACGACAGCAAAGCACTGACCCGCCTGGGTCGCTACACGGTCGACGACATCGAGGTCTCCGGCCCGCCTGACACCCTGGTTATTCGCGGCAAGGCCAGCGACATGCGCGGCAGCGGCAAGACCACTCGCAGCGGCAGTTGGGAGAATGTACCGCTGTCTAGAATCGTCAGCGACATCGCTGCTCGCAACGGCTGGAAGCCTGAATGTCCAGTCGCGACGGTGGTGCCTCGGGCGGATCAGTTGAACGAGTCGGACTACAATTTCGTCACTCGGCTTGCCAAGGATCACGACTGCACGGCTAAAGTCGCCGACAGCAAGTTGCTGGTGCTGCCACGCCAAAGCGGGCAGACCGCCAGCGGTAAGAGCCTGCCAGCGATCACCATCCGACGCAGTGACGTCAGTCGCTGGCAATTCCGCTTCACCGACCGCACCACGCAGAAAGCCGTCAAGGCCAAGTACCAGGACAAGAAAACTGGCGAGCTGGTTAACCTGACCCTGGACAACGACGACGCACCTGCAGGGCTGCCGCCCGTGCATACCGACCGGCATATCCATCCGAACAAATCCGCCGCTGAGCAGGCGGCCAAAGCCCGACTCGCGGCGTTCAACCGCTCGACCGCCGAGGTCCGGCTGGAGATGGTAGGGCGCACCGATCTATTTGCTGAGCGGCAGATCAACGCACAGGACTTCAAGGAAGGCTTGGACGGCGAGTTCCTTGTCGACTCGGTGGAACAGGTGTTCACCCAGTCCGGCTGGAGCACCACAGTGGAATGCAACGCAGGGAAGAAGGGGAAGGCCAAGGCGGCCGGTAAGAAAACGAAGAAGTCCAAGGAGGTCAAAGTCCTGGAACTGTAACTGGCCGTACCTGCTTCACGACCCGCCGCCATTGAGCGGTCTTTTTTTGCCTGGGAAAAAGCAATGTCCATCACCGAGCAACAACTCCTACGCATCATGCCCAACGCCCGCCGCCAAGCGGGCGTTTTTGTATCCGCGCTAAACGCGGCCATGACCAATCGCAAGATCGATACACCGAAGCGCCAGGCAGCCTTCCTTGCCCAGATCGGCCACGAATCCGGCCAACTGCAGTACGTGCGTGAACTGGGGAGCGATCAATACCTCAGCAAGTACGACACCGGCTCGCTGGCCGCCAAGCTGGGAAACACGCCGACTGCCGATGGTGACGGCCAACGCTATCGCGGCCGTGGGCTGATCCAGATCACCGGCCACGACAACTACCTGCGCTGCAGTCTGGCGTTGTTTGGTGATGAGCGATTGCTGCGCACGCCGGAACTGCTCGAATTGCCGCAATGGGCTGCTGAGTCGGCCGCGTGGTTCTGGTCGATAAACGGATTGAACGCGCTCGCGGATCAAGAGCAATTCAACACCATCACCCGACGGATCAACGGCGGCCTCAACGGCCTGGAGGAACGGCTGCAACTATGGGCCAGGGCGAGGACGGTGTTATGCGTCTCTTCAACCTGATCCCCATGCAATACCGGATTGCGGCAGTCGGCCTGTTGCTGGTGATGTTGGTCGCCGGATCCGCTGCCCTGGCCTGGACCGCTCAAGACTGGCGCTACGGCAAGCAGCTGGAGCACCAGGCCCGGCTCCATGCCGACACCCTCGGCGAGTTATCCCAAGCCGCTGCCGCCTTGCAGCGCAAAGAGCAGGACAAGCGCTTCGCCCTGGAGCAGCGCCTGCACAACAACGATGAAACCCATCACAAGGAATTGACCGATGAGCAAACAAAGCAGGCTCGTCTGCGTGATCGCCTGGCTACTGCTGATCTGCGGCTGTCAGTCGTTCTCGCCGCCACCGAAGCCACCAGCAGCTGTGCAGTGCCAACCACCACCGCCACCGGCCGCGTGGTTCATGGCCCCACAAGAGCCCAACTTGACCCAGCGCATGCTCAACGAATTATCGGCATCACCGATGCCGGCGACCAAGGACTGATCGCACTGCGGGCCTGTCAGGCCTACGCAAAAGAAGTCTCTACACCGAAGTAAAAGGAGCGACCGGGCCGGATGCGTCAACATCCAGCCCGGCCACCTTCCCCGCAGAATGTCCCTGCAAGTCCAGCCAAGGCTCCTGCTTCGTGCACAAAGCGGAGCGAGCCTAGCACTGTTTATCCATACAGCAAAGGTCTTGCTTTCACATGTCCACACCCATCATCCCTTGGATGGGCGGCAAACGCCGCCTGGCCGACCGCCTTATCCCGCTCTTCCCACCCCACGAATGCTACGTCGAAGTCTTCGCCGGCGGCGCCGCGCTCTACTTCATGCGTCCACAGGCCGCGCCGGTTGAAGTCCTCAACGACATCAACGGCGACCTGGTGACGCTCTACCGCGTCGTGCAGAACCACCTAGAAGAGTTCGTGCGCCAGTTCAAATGGGCGCTCAGCTCCCGGCAGGTGTTTGAGTGGCAGAAGATAACCCGCCCTGAAACCCTCACCGACATCCAGCGCGCCGCTCGGTTTTTCTACCTGCAACATCATGCCTTCGCCGGCAAGGTCACCGGGCAGACGTTCGGCACCGCCACCACTGGCCCGGCCATCAACCTGCTGCGGATTGAGGAGAACCTCTCTGCAGCATGGCAGCGTCTGTCCGGCACCTACGTTGAGAACCTGCCCTGGCTTGAATGCGCGGAACGCTACGACCGTGTCCATACCTTCCACTACATGGACCCGCCTTACTGGCAGACGGCAGGTTATGGCGTGGATTTCCCCTTTGAAAACTACGAGCGCATGGCCGACTTCATGCGACGGTGTAAAGGCAAGGTGATGGTCAGTATCAACGATCATCCCGATATCCGGCGGGTGTTTGATGGCTTCCATTTTGAGACGTTGGGCATCCGCTACACCACAGCCAACCAGCGACAGGGGAAGGCTGAGGTGAGCGGCGAGTTGGTGATCATGAACTGGCAGCCAGATGCCTTGGGCTCTCTGTTTTAGTGTCTCAGAAGGGGGAGTCCTTTACTTGGACTACATGGGTTTCATGGCTTAAATAGCTCCCAGACTTTGCGTAGGGCAACTAGAGCGTTTGCAACGGCGATAACTAATGCGATCCGCTTCATAAAATGATCTCTGTGGTGGCGTCAGCCTCCATTGGGGCTGATGTTTAATGTCCAAGTTTAGCGTCTGGGGGCGTCGGGCTCTCGATCAAGCTAGTCGTGCTTTTGCATTTGTAAGGCACAGAAGCGCGCCACAAATATTGCAGTGCTTTAATCTTGGTCGAGAGTTTATTGCCATTCGGCAAGTGCTTTTTAGACTAAGTCGGAGGCGGCTTTTAAGTCAATACTGCGTAGCTGTTTTATTTTTGCCTTCGTAAGTTTTGGTTCTTGCTGGCCGGTGGAGTGTTAAGTGGCGAAACCCTGAGTGGTTCGGTCGTGGTGAGCACTCTGATGCCTGATTTTACTGGGTGTGAGTGCTTTTGCGTGAGGTGGCCGTGTCTACGTAAATACGTATTAGCGTATCCACGTACCTACGCATTTACGTTGTTACGTATTTGCGCATTTACGTTTTTACGTACGCTCACTTGAGTGGGATGGCGGTACCAAGGTACAAAAGTGCGAAGGTACAAAGTGCATAAGTGTGCAAAATCATAAAGTCACAAAATCATAACGTCACAACGTCACAACGTCACAACGTCACAAAATAGCGAATTAGCGAATTAGCGAATTAGCGAATTAACGAATTAACGAAATGAAGGAATGAAGGAATGAAGGAATGAAGGAATGAAGGAATTGTTCAGGCAGCGTTGAGTTTGCTGCAAGGTTTAGCTTAACTTGTCCATGGACAATGATAGAGCAATTTTAGCGGCTAAAATTTCTAATGCTGCTTGTGCTGCTGATAACGAGGGTCTGCCTAATTTTTATCCAGTGGGAGAATCAAGGCGGGCCCCTGATTTCTAACGTTACCCACCTCTTTGCCTACGGGGTACCACTCAAAATCACCAGTTGGTTGGCAGCATTCGCGCGCTATTTCTTCAGCCCGCTCGGGGCTAAGGCTTGGATCAAGCCATTCCTTGGCGCAGGCCGGTGATAGCACGAGTGGCTTTCGGTCATGGATATCCACCATGCCCTGATCACTGGCGGCGGTGATGATCACAAACCCATCGTCCATGTGGGGATCCAGGCCAGGGTGAACTTGGGCGAGCGCGCCAAAGAACATAGGCTTCTGACTCTTCAGGCGAATGAAGTAGGGCTGCTTTCTCTTCGGATCGTCAGGGTCTTTGACCCACTCATACCACCCTTCACTCGGCACCAGGGCTCGGCCATTCGGCCAGAGCTGTTTAAAGAACTTCCCCGTGGTGACCGTCTCGACCCGAGCGTTAATCGGATCCGGGCGCTTACCCTTCGCCCAGAACGGCGCCCATCCCCATTTGACTGCATCGATATGTAGCCCATCCTCATCTGTGTGTAGAACCTGCACCCGCGTTGACGGTGCGACGTTGTAGCGATCAATAGGCTGAGCGTCATACCCGCTGAACAGGTCTATCTGTGGGCTCAGCTCTTCAATGAAGATCGCCATCCCTTCGTACTGCACGAATCGCCCACACATACGCACCTCTCCGCTTGTCGAAATCCCCTACAGAAAAATTGACCGCAAGCGTCCTACAACGTTAACTGTACATTCATACAGTAAATGTAAAAGGGCGCATCATGAGCTTCACCATTCTAGGTCCCATCGCTGAGGTCGGCGCGAAGTTGCCGTTGTGTTCGTTTCAGGTCCCGGCTGGATTTCCATCGCCGGCAGCGGATCACATTGAGCAGCACATCTCCTTGGATGAGGTCCTGAATATCCGTGCGCCCCACGTGTACCTGGTAGCAATCACCGGTGAGAGCATGCAGGGCGTCGGGATCTTCGATGGTGACCTGGCCGTAGTGGACCGTGCCATCGAGCCGATCCACGGGCATGTGGTGGTGGCACTGCTGAACAATGAGCCCGTCTGCAAGCGCCTATGCAAGCGTGGCCGGGAGGTGGTCCTCCTTTCCGAAAACCCCAAGTTCCCGGCACGCTACGTTCTCGAAGGCGACGAGCTATCGATCTGGGGCGTGATTACCAGCACCGTGCGCAGTCATGTCTAAGCAGCAGCCAACCTTCGCACTGATCGACTGCAACAGCTTCTATGCCAGTTGCGAACGGGTATTCCGGCCCGACCTGGCGAAGGTGCTCATCGTGGTGCTGAGCAACAATGATGGTTGTGTCATCGCCCGTAGTTACGACGCCAAGCCCTTTATCAAGATGGGCGAGCCGTATTTCCAGATCAAGCACAAGCTCAAGCAGCACGGCATTGTCCCGTTTTCTTCCAACTATGCGCTGTACGGCGACATGAGCGAGCGTGTGATGAGCCTGATCGAGGCGATGGTACCGGCCGTTGAGGTGTACAGCATCGATGAGGCGTTCGCCGACTTGACTGGTATCGGTGAGCTGGATGCCTTAGGCCGACAGATTCGCGCTCAGGTACTTCGCTGCACCGGCATTCCTGTTGGGGTTGGTATTGCTCACACAAAGACCCTGGCGAAGCTGGCAAACCACACCGCGAAACGTTTGCAGTCCCAAACCGGTGGGGTGGTCAACATCACCGATCCGGTCAAGCGTGACTGGGTGCTGCGCAATACAGACGTGGCGGAAGTGTGGGGCGTTGGCCGCAAGATGAAACTTCATCTTGATGCCATGGGTATCAAGTCGGCGATGGACCTGGCTAAGGCCGATCCGTGGACGCTCCGTAAGAAGTTCAGCATTGTGATCGAGAAGACGGCAAGGGAGTTGGGCGGCACGCCTTGCATGGAGCTGGATGAGCCGGATCCGCCGAAGCAGGAGATCTGCTGTAGCCGCATGTTCGGTATGAGGCTGACGGAGTTGCCGCCCATCAAAGAGGCGGTGGCTACCTACATGATGCGTGCCTCTGAGAAATTGCGTGCTCAGAACTCACTGTGCAAGAAGGTGCGCGTGTGCATTCGCACGGGCATGTTCAGTCCGGAGGAGATGAAGTATGCCAATGGGGTGGTCGTGGATATGCCGTATCCCACCGACGACGTGCGCCTGCTTACTCAAGCAGCGGTGAGTGCGCTTGATCGGATTTTTCGACCAGGCTTTAAGTACAGCAAGGCTGAGGTGATGTTGCTTGGCCTCTGCCAGCCTGGCGAATACACGGATGATTTGTTTGCTATATCACAGCCAGCGGAGGCGACTCGGGTGATGACAGTCATGGACCAGATCAATGAGCGATGGGGTAGGGGCACGTTGCGCTCGGCCTGTGTGCCCACTAATCCTGTTTGGGGCATGAGGCGCGGGATGATGAGCCAAAGTTTCACGACCAGGCTCGATCAAATATGGCGGGTTAACTCCAACTAATCAGAAAATGCGCGTATCTGCAGAGATCCGCGCACAGGAAGCACATCACGTTTATTTGCGCGATATGGGTTTCTTTTCAACACGCTCTTCATTTTTTCTGAGCATGGCGCGAAGTACCATTCTGTATCTCGGGTCAGTAAACGTGAAAGCATCTCCCTTTGGCGACCTTCTGATAAGAGGGCGTTCTCCTGATGAAAGCTGCGATAACACTTGCGGCATATTTAGCGCTGTTGAGCCAGTAGATACAGGAAACTCACTCCGAAGAATGTCTTCTATTTCTGGCGCTTTGAATTGTTCGCCCTCACACAACGAAAGCGCGTACAGAGTTTGATTTCTACGGCCCGCTTTTGTATCGCGTTCGTTCATGTGCGACTCAACGACTGCGTAAGAGTGGAACTGCGATCTGCTTAACCATGTATCGTCAGCGATGCTTATGCTGGCAGCGTCTACCTTCTTGCTTTCCTCACAGACAAATGCGAGTTCCAAACAGTATTCATGTACGACCTGGGGCGCTCGGTCTGTGATCCATGCCACATGCTTTAGCAGACTAGCTGAGTTATCCAATTGGTACTTAAGCTTTTGGCCAAAGCCTCGAACTACAAGCGCATCGCACTCCGCAGGCTCAAGACGGTGAACTTCCGGAAGCTCAGAAAGCCTATTAGCAACAGTCGAGTGGTGAGGAGTTTTATAAAAATACTCTTTGATTCCGCTAGGAACTCCAACGATCAGAATTTTTACCTTGTAAGTGGCATATCTTTCGTCGTCGCAAAGTATTAATAAGTCTGCTAACTCTTTGAGCAGTGGTTCAGTAAACGCAGCCTCCAAATTGTCAAAAACTAAAACAGAACTTTGACCCTTCGACTTTCTGTGAAGGCTACGTAGGCATGCTTCGAACGGTTCCATTTGACCAATAGAGTATTGACCCGTGTGAGCGAGTCCACCTTTTGCGACAGCTGCGTTAATCTCGGCAGTCTTAGCTTCGGAATATGCGGTTTTTGCTGATTCGCCATCTCGATCAATGAGGTTCTTGAGTTCAGCAGAGATGCTGCCCATACGAGACGCGTTTGCAAGATTGGCTACCATGAAAGGGACTTTTAAATCCCTGAACGTTTTTTTGTAAAGCCAAGATTTGCCCGTGCCACTTTCGCCATGGATCACCATGTGCAGATGACCGCGTAATGAGGTCGTAAGAGCCTTCTCTAGGTGAGGTCGAGAAACGTACATCTCATTGTTGACCTCAGCCAGGCGAGGCGTAAAAACTTCTTCAGGCTTTAGGGGGGCACTGAACATTCAATATCCTTATTTACGGGGTTGCCGAAAAACTGGGAATCATGCGCTTGATATGGGGAGAGCAATTACTACCACAATCATGGCTGTCTCGCACGTTCTGAAAGCGTTCCTAAGGGAGAGACTGTCTCACCTAGAGGTGTTGACTACAATTATCTTGGTTTGCAAGCCCCGCTCGTTTGATCACATGCGACACGTCGATAGTTCAATGTGTGCTTGGCTTGAGTGACGCGTAAGACTTAACGAGTGATAAGTGCGATGCAGCTTCGCATTTTGCGATGTTGCTCAGTGTTCTCCTACGGAAGGATCATGCACGCTGAAACGTGTGGGGCAAAAATGGGGCAAATCGGACGCCAACCCATGCCATTCAATGCCATTTATGCATTTATGCAATCGAATGCATGTGGGCATTACAGCCAGCAACCACGGGCCTTTCAAACATGATCACTCAAATACCCCTACACAATCGGGGTGTGGGAGGACAG